TACTGCAGACGGCATAATCACCTCTGCCACAGTGTCTGCTACTACAGCAAACATTGCTACCGTCAACACAACTTCTAACGTCAACGTTGGTGGATCGATTCTTGTTAACACTAATAAGTTTATTGTCCAAGGTGCAACTGGTAACACTACTATTGATGGCACACTTGATGTTGCTGGTAGTGTCACCATCGATGACACTCTGAATGTTACTCAGAGTGTTGACTTTGATTCTGATCTGAATGTTGATGGTGATCAGCAACTGGATGGCACACTGACGGTTGACAGCACCTCACTGTTTAAGGGCAGCATGGTCCTCCGTGGTGCTAGTAAGACCCTCAAGTTGCAGAATGGCAGTGGCACTGACAAGATTACACTTAACTCTACTTCAGGTAACGCTGAGATCACTGGTCTTTCAACTCTTGGAAGTCTTGGTGTTACTGGCAACTCCACCATGGGTGGCACGCTGGGCGTTACTGGACAGATCACTGGTAACATTACTGGTGACCTGACAGGTACTGCAGACAAGTCAAATCTAGTTGACGTTACTGACACCACAACTTCTAACCTAACTTACTACCCTGCATTCGTTTCTACTAACAACGGATTCACTGAGGTTCGCACCGACTCTACTAACCTTACATACAACCCAAGCACCAATACGCTGACGGTTAATAACTTCAAGTCAACTACTGACTTTGAAGTCCAAGGTAACTTGAATGTTACTGGTGCCTTGACATTCTTCCAGTCACAGGTTGGTAGTATTGCTAACCATGACACTGATGACTTGGCAGAAGCAGGTAATCTTTACTACACCAATGAGAGAGTAGATGATCGTGTTGCTGCTTTAATAGTTGGTGGTACAGGTATTACTGCTACCTACGATGACGCAGGTAACATGCTGACATTGAGTGCTACTCAGTCAGATCTTAATACTGATAACTTTACTGAAGGATCTACAAATCTATTCACAACTGCTGCTAGGACAAGGAATCACTTCTCTTATGGCACAGGTATTCAGTTAGATACTGGCACTCTATCAGTTACACAGGCAGATATCAACACTGATAACCTCACAGAAGGATCAACCAACCTCTTCATTACAGATTCCCGCACTCGCGGTGCATTGTCTGCTGGTGGCGATCTCGCTTACAATGCTTCTACTGGTGAATTCTCCTTTACTCAGCGCACTAACGCACAAGTAGATACTCGTGCTGATACTCGTATCGCACTCCAAGTTGGTGCAAATCTTGATCTGAGTAGTCAGGATACAGCAGATTTGACAGAGGGCACTAACCTTTACTACACAGATGCTCGTGCTGATGCTCGTGTCGCCACTGGTATCACTGGAAAACTTGACGCATCTGCTGTCAGCACCTTCGGTGGCACCCTGATTGATGATGCCGACGCTGCTGCTGCCAGAACCACTCTTGGTCTTGGAACTGCTGCTGTTGCTGCTACAGGAGACTTCGCTACTGCCGCACAGGGTACTTTAGCAACCAACGCACTCGCTGCGTCTGCTGTAAGTACATTCGGTGGCACTTTAATTGATGACGCAGACGCTGCTGCTGCTCGCACCACTCTTGGACTGGGCACTGCTGCTACCACTGCTGCAAGTGCTTATGCAACTGCTGCACAGGGCACACTTGCTGATTCTGCTACACAACCAGGCGATCTGGGTGCTGTTGCTACCAGCAATGATTATGATGATCTTACTAATCTGCCTACGCTCTTCTCTGGAGCATACAATGACCTGACTGGCAAACCTACACTAGGCACTGCCGCTGCAACAGCATCTACTGATTATGCAACTGCTGCACAAGGCACAACTGCTGACTCTGCACTACAGGCAGAGACTATTACTCTCACAACCCTCAAGTCCGTCGCTTCGGGTGCTGCTGATTTCGCAGCATTCAAGGCTGCAATCGCTGCTCTCTGATAACAAATGGCAAAACCTACCACTAAAGCAGAATTGAAGGAGTACTGCCTCCGTAGACTGGGTAAACCAGTCTTGGAGATCAATGTCTCCGATGATCAGATTGATGATGCTATCGATTACACGATACAAAAATTCCAACAGTTTCATTATGATGGATGTGAGAAAGTTTATATGAAACACCTGTTAACACAGGATGTTGTTGACAGGGCAAAGACCAATACAAACTCAACTTCTGATGGTGGGAATGATATCTGGTCAGAGGCAAATGGGTATATTGAAATGCCTGAGCATATTCTTTCAGTAGAAGGTCTCTTCGGTTTTACCGATAAGGGCACCAGAAACATGTTTGATATTCGTTATCAGATGAGACTGAATGATTTGTATGACTTCACGTCTACTCAGTTTTATAATTACTACATGGTGCAGCAGCATCTGGAAACTATTGACTTCCTGTTGGAAGGCATGAAACCAGTAAGATATAATGCTGTGCAAGACAGATTGTATATTGACTTTGACTGGTCAATGGATGCTTTGATTGGCCAGTATATTGTTATCCACGCATATCGTGCTCTAAATCCAGATACATGGTCAGAAATTTATGATACCATGTGGGTTAAGGATTATGCTTCTGCTAAAATTAAGAAGCAATGGGGAAGTAATCTTACCAAGTTTACTGGAGTCCAAATGCCAGGTGGCGTGTCTCTAAATGGTGAGATGATTTATAACGATGCTGTAGATGAGCTCAAGATTTTAGAAGAGCAACTACGCACCGAATGGGAATTACCACCTCTAGACATGATCGGATAAGATGGCTACTAACAGTTACTTCACTCAGGGCACAACAGGCGAGCAAGATCTTGTAGGAGATCTAGTGGTCGAGCAGATCAAGATGTTCGGTAAAGATGTTTACTATATACCGAGGACGTTAGTTAATGAAGATACTGTTTTTGGAGAAGATACTTTATCAAAATTTGATGGTGCATATCTTCTAGAAGCATACATTGAAGACGCCAACGGTTTTCGTGGCGATGGCGACATGTTTAGCAAATTCGGAGTCAGAATCTCCGACCAAGTTACATTCATTGTTTCACGCACTAGGTTTACTGAAGCGGTAGACGACAACCATACACTTATAGTAGAAGGACGACCCAATGAAGGTGACCTCATTCATTTCCCCCTTGCTAACAAAACTTTCGAGATTCAATTCGTTGAGCACGAAATACCCTTCTATCAGCTCGGAAAGATTCATGTCTGGGGTTTACGTTGTGAGCTCTTTGAGTACTCTGATGAAGACTTCGATACTGGAGTCGCAGAGGTCGATGCTATCGAGCTCAACTTTGCCAACGCTATCACCGTCACCCTCGCTGCAGGTGGGACAGGAGACTTTACCGTTGGTGAGACTGTTACGGGCGGTACCACCAACACTACTGCTGATGTGAAGTCTTGGGATAATGCAACTGGCAGACTGGTAGTCATCAATAGAGATGGTAGATTCACCATTCCTGAGACTATTACTGGAGATGTGTCTAGTGCATCTTGGACAAGTGCAAACTACAACACCCTAAATAATGTGAATACTTCTGACACTATCGATACCAACTGGACCATCGAAACACAGGCAGATGGCATTCTAGACTTTACTGAAGTTAATCCCTTCGGTGAGTTTGGTAATTCTGGAGGCACTCTGTAATGCTAGGCACTTACACATATCATGAAATTATAAGAAAGACAGTTGTCGGATTCGGCACACTGTTTAATAACATCGAGCTTCGTCGCACAAAGGGCAACAAGACCGAAGTTATGAAGGTGCCTTTGGCATATGGTCCTAAGCAAAAATTCTTGGCACGTCTCCGTCAAGTAGGTGACCTGTCCACACAAGATCAGGCACAAATTACTCTCCCTAGAGTTTCGTTTGAGATCGGTGGTATCTCTTATGATCCTACTAGGAAGTTGTCACCTATCTCTGCTATTAGAAATACTAAGGCAGATGGTACTAACACAAAGGCATTCATGCCTGTGCCTTACAATATCAATTTTGAATTAGCAATCCTCGCAAAGAATCAGGACGACTCTCTGCAAATCTTGGAGCAGATTCTTCCATATTTCCAACCAAGTTTTAATCTCACTATGAATCTGGTCCCAGATCTTGGTGAAAAAAGAGATTATCCTGTCACCCTTACATCAGTAGATTATAGTGATGAATATGAGGGTGACTATGATACTCGTCGCACACTTGTATATAGCCTACAATTTGTCGCTAAGACATACCTGTACGGTCCTGTAGGCGACTCTAGTGGCGAGATTATCAAGAAGGTCCAAGTGGACTATGCAACAAATGTGGACCGTCAGGCACCACGCGAATTGCGTTATACAGTCCAACCAGATCCGCTCAATGCAGATCCTGCGGACGACTTTGGATTCTCCGAGTTCTCATCTCATTATGTCGATGCAAAAGATTACAACCCAGTCACAGGACAAGACGAGTAAGTTTGACGGCATTGAGGAAGCACTCGATGTCGCTAGCGAAATCGTCCCTGAAGTAAAACCTGAACCTATTGTGCCCGTAGAGGATCCTACCTCTACACGGGATCAATTGAAGAAAGACTATGAGTATACTCGTGGCAATCTATATTCTTTGATTGAAAAAGGTCAGGAAGCAGTGGATGGAATTCTTGAGTTAGCACAACAATCCGATCAACCTCGTGCGTTTGAGGTTGCTGGTCAATTGATCAAGCACGTTGGCGACGTGGCGGATAAACTCGTAGACCTTCAAAAGAAAGTCAACGAGATTGAAAATCCCAAAAAATCTAAAGAAGTTAACACTACAAACAATACCATGTTTGTAGGTAGCACAGCAGATCTCGCCAAGTTTCTAAAACAACAACGCGATAAATAGTAATCGTAGGAGTACGTATTAACAATGTCAGTATTAAACGTCATTGACACCCAAACCATTTCTGCAAGTGGCAGTGGCTACGTTGTGGTGAAGTCAGGTGTCCTTCGCTGCTATGCAGCATCAGCGTCCACGATCCAGATTGGCGCTGGTCCTGCCGTAACACTTGCAGCAGGTGAAGCACTGCTCCTGTCTTGCGGTAAGTCAAGTAATGCACAAATCAGTATAATGACTGATTCAGCAACTTCTGTTATCATAGTCCTTGGCGGTGGCACCCCCGCACACAAGTTTGCCGTTGGCGATTATATCGCAACTGAAGCAAATGGTGATGCAGCGTTTACAGCTGATTTTGTATCAGCTGTTGCTGATGGCAAGAAAGTAACAGCAGTCACAGACACCACTATCACTACGGACTATGACAGTAGTGCAGCAAGTGCTGATTATGGGCTGGCTACTGCAAAGGTTGCAGCAGGCACTGTCCCCACACTTAAGCGTGCAGTTAAACTCACTGCTGGTAGTGCAAATGTAGTTGTAGAGCAAGTCCAAATCGTCGGTGGGTAACATGCTATCATTTAAAGAACAACAAGCAGAAGAATTCATCACTGAGGA